GTCTACGCCATTTGTTGTTGTGTCCACGCCATTTGTTGATATGTCTACGCCATTTGTTGTTGTGTCCACGCCATTTGTTGATATGTCTACGCCATTTGTTGATATTTTACAATCTTCCTCAATAACTTCATTATTATATAAAATAATATTTTGCCGTTCAATTGTTTGATTTATATTTTTTATGTAAAACTTTTCATCTTGTTCTTGATTTTTATTTGTAACAAATAATTTCACATAAGGAAACCATCTTATCCCTTTATTACATTTATCACGTTTATAATGGAATAATTTCATCAATGGATTACGTGTATAAATACCCGAATATGGATAACAATAGTGAGTTCCTTTCGAAATATACACAATAGGCCGCCCTTTTTCATATTGAATATCAATTGGTGCAACCCAATGACTTGAACTATCATTATAAGAACGATAGTATGCTCGGGTCATAATAAGACTCTCTTTATGAAAGTAAAAAGAAACATAAGACCATTGTCCTTGATATGAACCAAAACGTTTTCTAAATCTCTTATAACCACTATAATAAGGGAAGAATATACTATATAATAATCTATATTCTTTTTCTAATTCAACTACATGACAATAAATAGGAACTCTTGAATTATAATAAGGTGTAACCTCATCAATTGTAGCACCTCGTAATGTCTCTTTGTATTTTGGAGTAATATAAAAGTCATTATCTAACATTGGGTTCTTTTCTTGTATAATAAAAGAGTTTATGTCCATAATATGTTCTACTTTATCCTTAATAACATCAACTACAATCTTATAATTTTGTTTTAAATCATCAAATGTGAGAGGATAATCTTTTACAATAGTGAATTTCTTATGTTCAAATATATCATTTTTCTGATGTTTTAAAATACATTGTTGTATATAATCGTCCACATCCATCGGCATATAACGTTCTCTTTTATGAAAATAAAATATTGGACACATCCTCTGAACTAGCTTTTTAACATTAATCACAATATTACAATATCCTTCATTAATCTTTTCAATGAAATCTATACCCGAATATTGATTTAAATTACCATATTTTTTTTGGAACAAAGGGTCATCAATTGTAATTTCCTTATTACTCTTATCTTCACTTTCTACGTCTTCTTCTCCTTCTTCCTTATCTCCGATTTCTTTCTCTCTACTCTTATCATCAATATATATACTATAATAATGCTCTTCTTCATCCTCATTCAAAGATTTCCCATAATCACTTAGACACGAATGCGACTTTAATTTTTTAATATTTTTTTCATTAATACTATCTATTGCAACATTAGGTAAAGAATAAACATTGTCAATTGTTCTCTGCTTTAATACTTCATTTTGTGCTACACTTGATTTCCATTCCATTCTCGTTTTCATATATAATATAATAAGATTATAAAGTATAAAATTGAAATATAATTTAATACATTGAAAGAATTAGTGCTATGGATTTTAACTTTACTCGAAAGCATTTTCGTAAGGAATTAGTAGGTAATATAAAAGAAAATAACATTTCATATGAAAATATATTCAGAACAAAAAAAGATGATTTTATAAAGTTTTATAGAGAAAAAAGAGAAAATAAATGTGAATTAACAAATGAAAGTTCGTTTAAAGATACAAATACAGAAACTAATTTTAAATATATATACATATCTCTTAATAAACCCGTATTCATGTTTAGAGAGAAACCATACCACATTATGTGTACTCGATTTAATCATGAATCGTGGTATGAGTGTATACGATATCACGAAAATAATAATTTAAAAAATACATTTATCTATAATGTTCCAGTAGAAATAAATAATACAATTCTACTCGGTAGCTCATTATTTGTATTTGAAATGAATAATACTACAAATGAAATTATGGGTATAAGCTTTTTAAAAAATAAAACAGACTATCATAAAAAGTATAAAGTATATAAAGATGGTAATTACAACCGATTTCATTATATTACAAGGAATAGATACTCAAGAGAATGTATTCAAATGAATAGTCAAGGATTATTTACACTTCTAACTTGTATCGAGTTTTCTTTATTTAAAAGTAAACAACACGCCAAAAGAGGACACGGAATATCTTACATTCCATATCCAACATTTGAAAAGTATTATATTCTCTTGGTTACCTTTATTTATTATTTATTTATAATTAAATGTATAAATAATAAATCATAATAAATCATATGGAAAATATAAAATATCTTGTATATTTTGAAGAAAAACCACCAATTACAATGATGTTTAGAAGTTATCAGGTGAAACAACCAAAATTAAAGCCACACGAAGTTCTATATTTAATTAAACAAGGTGAAGATATTCTCATACGCAATTTAACATCTATTCCTTTTAAAAATATATATATTAAACCTGCCATGTATCATTTTTCTACGATTAAAAATAAAGTTTATAATGATAATAAAGACCATAATTATTTTTTTTATTTACACTTATATGAAGAAATGTTAAAAAATAATTACAAATATGTTCATCTATTATAAGAAAAAATACAAGCAACATAGGATTGCTTTGTATCAAGAAGTGTTTTATACAAAAGTATCATAAATAATAATATCTCTTTCACCTCTACATAATTTGAATTATTAATTATAATATCATTCTTTTCTGTCTCATTTTTTAAATATGTTTTTATCTCTCTCTCAAACTCTTCTACATTTGTATTTAACTCTATATTATCGTTTATAGATTTCTTAATAAATATATTATTTTGCTCAAATATAAGTTTAATTTTATTAAATAATTCTATTATTTTCTCTCTACAAATAGATAAATGTAATTTATTCCATACAAGAACATACGATGTTCTCTTTACATAAAACTCATTGGACTTAAAAAAATCATAATAGTCAAGTAAACGATATTTATCAGTGGTATCAATTGTAAAATTATCACAAGATACATGGATTGGAACTTTATGATCTATAAAATTATATTTTCTCTCTTCTTTAAGAATATCTGTAAGTTCCTTAAAATGATGCTCTTTATCGTTATATAAATGTGTGTCTTTTACCACAGATAACTCTTCTAAGGAATGAATACTATATGAATGTTTCTTTTTATTCATATGTTTTTTATTATATTTTATACTTTTCTTATTGAAACGTTCGTTTTTATTCTGTATTTTATTTAATACTGAAATACCATTCTTTCGAAGACAAAAGATATTATGGATAGTTCCATATAATGAGCCAATACAATGTAAAAATATATCTTGTCTATATTCTTTACTTAATGTTCCACGTTTATACATAGGAAAGGTAAATATATAATACTGACCATTATTAAATTTACACGTGATTTTCATTATGAAGTTATTTAGATAAAGATAATTATCTTTATTATGTTTAAAAAAAATATAAATATTATATATAATGAAACAAACAAGAATAAAAAACAAAGGTGGCAAGAAGAGTGAAGCAAGAAATAAAAGTAAAAAAGTAAAAAAGCAATATCGGGTAGGAGGTCTAGAGCTTGTTCCTGAAGCCAAAATGATAGATCCACCTCCAAATACAAGACAAATATTTCATCATATACTTAGTCACTCTGATGGTAGACTTATTTCATATGGAAGCTTATATGGTTTGATGTTTAAATTGGTATTACATGAAACACCATCTACTAATTACATTATTCATAAAGATAGTGATGGTAATGATAATAAAGAGTATATAATTAAATTTGGCTTCATTGATGATACAAGAAGAGTGAGGATGATTAAACCTTGGGACTTATCAAGGAAGGCTACAACATCAAAATCTGAGTTTATAGAAGAAGCTGACCTTCATCGTGAATTATATAATAAATCCCTAGAGAAGTTTAAAATCTCAATTGTTCCTGATGTTATGGAGAATCCACATTTAGTAACATCATTTGATGATGAAATTATTAATAAATTAGCAAATACAATGACAAAAGATAATGAAAGAAGAATTTTAAATGCGTATTTAGCACAGGCGCAAATTAACTTTCGTAATGCAGGTCAAACACCTAAAATTGGATTATATATTATGAAACGTGTTGAAGGAACAGATATAAATTATACTCCAATACTAAATCAAGCAATTAAAGCGTATTATCGAGACACAAGAAATCCTCGACCTGCTCATCCTTATGTTGTCAATTCTTTGTATGATCGTCGTATGCCACGACCTCTGAGACATCAAATATTAGGATATATGAAGTATCATATCTTACTTGCAATATTAGGTTATATTCACGGAGATGCCCATTTTGGGAATATACTAATAGATTATGATTATCGTTATGAAAGACTAAGAGATATAAAAATTATAGATTTTGGGCGTATGACAAAATCTGAGGCTACGAAATTAGACCATCCTGATGATGTAACATTTGAGAGTATCAGAAATATAATAAAGTTGATAACTAATTATTGTGATAAAGTCGCAAGAGAGTCACTCATAAATCCTAGAACTTGGAATTGTAATTATTTTGCTTGGATACCATTCTATATTAATCAGGATCCATCTGGTAGAGAGAGAATATTGAATGTTTTAACTAATGATATTAAACAATGGTGGAAAACAATGTTAGAAGAAGCACCAGCACCAGTACAACCAGCACCAGCACCAGTACAACCACGACTACCAGCACCAGCACGACCACGACGACCAGGACCAGCACCAGTACAACCAGCACCATCACCAGTACAACCAGCACCATCACCAGTACAACCACGACCACCAGCACGATCACGACGACCAGGACCTGAAGAACAACGAGCAGAAGAACTTCGACTAGCACGAGAAAGGGAAGAATATATACAAAGACAAGCACAACTATTAGAAGCACAAAGAAAAGCATCAGAACAAAGGCGAGCACAAGCACAAGCAGATGCAGAACGACGAAGGATACAACCTCAACCGACTATATCAGATGTAGTAGAGACACCTGAGGAGAGACCACAACAAGATGATGGGTTTCTACAAAGAGGTCTTAGAATGATCGGTATTAGATAATGTTGTATATATTTTATTTTTGTAAATAAAAAGAAATAAAATATATAGATAGAAATAAATGATACGATTTGTAGAGAGAGATATATTGAAAGAGTGTGAATATACATTTAAGTTACTAGTTATAGGTAGTGAATATGTTGGTAAGACGATGTTTATAAAAGGTATTTCTAGAAATATGACAAGTGATCTAGATACATATATTTCAACCATTGGTGTAGATTTTAATTCACACGTGTATACTTTATATGATAAAGATGATAGAAATACTCATAATTTAAAGGTTCATATATGGGATACATCAGGACAAAAAAGGTTCTATCCTATAACACAAAAATACTATACTAATTGTGAAGGCGTATTGGTATTTTTTGATTTAACAAAGAGAGATAGTTATTTACATAGTTTATCTTTATTAGAAGAACTTAAAATAAGAGTTAAAGAAAATATAAAAATATTTTTAATAGGAAGTAAACGTGATTTAGCCTATCCAGGTTTATATGGAAACAAAAAAGACAACTTATACAATTCACTGGAAATAAAGTGTCAAGTTTCAGACTATGAAATAAGAGAGGCAAGTAAGAAATATAATTTTGAATATTTTCAATATTCTGTCTTTAATTTATATTCTGTAAATATAGAAGGTAATAACAGCATATTATCGTCGAATGATATTATTAAAAAAATGGTTAGTTCTTTATATTTAAAACATAGAAATAGAATAAAACAAGATGTAACAGATAAGTCTTTAATATCTTTTTTTAATTCATTTTGGTTTTACAACGTAGAAAGAGAGAATGAAGAAACTAGTAAAGAGATAGAGATACCACATAATAAAAATGATAGTGAAATTATTGAATTACAATTTATAAAACAACCAAGAAAGTTATATTGTACAATTTTATAAATATTTATTAGATTATCATCACCATAAGTTTTGTCTTGATTGATTAGTTGTTCTATTATTCAAACTAGAAAGTGAGTTACCTCGTGGTGTAATTGCATTTTCACGAATAAGATTTGGTGGACGAGGTATTACAGAAGTACCAAAAGTAAAAGTAGTATTCCTACTTTGTGAATAATAATGTTCGTTAATAGTGTCCACGACAAGATTAATAGAATGATAATTTGAGTTTTTGATATAGAGAATATTAGGATTTTCCGAGAAGAATAAGAATGCATTTTCAGGGTTGCAAAACTGAATGAAAGGATTAAACCACAATTTATTATGTATATTTTCATAACATCTAAAAGATTCATAATCATAATTATCATATTGTGTCCATTGAATTAGTTGTCTTCCGATATTAAGTGAATGTCGAATATTATTTGAACGAACATAACAATGTAAAATTGTTTCACCATTCATATTAAATTCAATCGGCATTCTAAAATTCATAAATTCATCGAATAAGTTTTCATTGTTTGCTTGTATATATTCCTGTCTATATTGTTGTAGATAGTTCATCATTCTTTCAAGTCGTCCCGAAACAATCAAGAAACGTATCCATAGTTGTCTCTTTAGTAGAATAGAATCATATATGGTTCTAGTTACAGAAGAAGGAATATATATACTATCATATTTACGACTGAACTCTTCATATGTATATTGTGGATAACGATAAATGTTCCGTATTTCTTCTGGTGATTTATATTCAAAATGTATATTCATATTATTATTATCTATGAAGATGGATGGAATTCGTGCGTTAATAAAGATTGACATTCTTCTATTCCTAGGATATATGAAACAAGTGGAACTATTTATTTTATCTTCAATTTTATTTAAAATTGAAGATAAAAATGTTAGCTTTTGAATAAACAATCCTACCTAGAATGAAATCGCAAGATATAGAAGATATTACATTTCTCTCTATCCTTTTATTAATTATATGTTTTAATGCGTGTTTAATTAGATGTTTATGTTCTAAAAGGAATGTACAAGATGAAGAAGAACCAAATCCTGCAGAAGAAAATGGGGACGAAAATATGTGTTAATAATATATTTATTGAATTGTATACATTATAACTCTTTTTTCAATAGAACGATATCTTCTTTTATTTAATAATTCAATAAGATAGCTGTATGGATTTTTTAAGTATATTAAATTATCCTTCTTAATCAAAGTATATAAATTAGAAATATTATAACCACTTAACATAACAACATCTAATTTGCTGGTTTCACATGGAAAGCCGTTTGTATTCCTAAGGTTCCAAAATACAATATTTGGTTTTATCATAAGTTTGTTTTCAAGTATAATGGTATTCATGTTATCGTACATTGTCGAAACAGATGGTTTTTTGTATGTATTTACTTCCATGTCGGAAAGTATAACAAAGGTTGGTTGTTTACTAATAGTTTCAGTATGAGATAATGTACGAATAATATGAGTAAATGATGGATAGAAATCACTATGACAACCCATGGTAATATTATTTATAATATGATTGACTTTTTTTACAAAAGATACACCACAAGATGACAAGTTTACCCAGTCAAAAGAGTTTGAAAATGTTAGAATACGATTTTTAAAGTTATTATTAAGTTCTGATATAAATATAGCAATAGCAATACCACTATAAAATGGGACATTATTATCTACTATCATAGAATAAGATGCATCTAATATAGGAAGGAAAGAAAGTTTATAATATTTCTCTCTAGTTTCTTTCTTAATACTAGACCATATTTTTTCAATAAAATTACATATTTGTTCATTATCTTTGTATGTAATTGCATCTTTTACTAATCTATGCAATTCAATATGATTTTTATTCTGAAGAATACACCTTGGTATATGAGATACTTTATGTTTTTCTTGTGTTGTATCAGATAAGTTTATATTTTTTTTGAAAAGAACATCTTTGTATTTATACAAGCAAGAAAGTGGTAATTTATTTAATTGAATAGAGTTCCATTGTTTAGAACACATTAAAATCTCTGTTGTATTCAAATATTTATTCAGAGAACTTACCATTTTTCTTATTTTAGAAGCTTCTCTATTATAATTTGTAGCACAATAAGGTTGGGTCAAGAGATAGGGGTTTAAAGTTTCAAGTATAAATCTATAAAGTTGTTTATTCTTTTTATTTTCTCTAGGGAACCATTTTGCTAAATAAGACACTTGTTTATGTTTTTTCATATTTTCATAATCAATATACAATTGGTTGCATAATAGTTGTGAAACAAAGGAACATATTTTTTTTCTTATGTTAATTCCTTTCATTTTAGGATATTCTTTGTCTATACAATAATTACAAAGTTCTTTCATGTCTCTCCAACAACCAAAACTATACTTTGTGGAGTATTCATCTTTTGAAAGAAGGTTTTGCATACCAAACGTATAATCTTCGAAATCAAAATCGTCAATATAATAAACAAGTCTTATTATCATATATCTAGCAAGATCGGGGAAATACTTATACCAAGAATAAATCTGCATATAAGTCAACATTCTCTCTCCTTTTCCTTCGTGTATATCTCTTGTATATGCAAGTAATTTATACATTAATGTAATATGAAATAAAGTTTTATCATTGTCAGCGTTTTTCTTTAAGTAGAATAAAATATCATTTAATTTATATTCTAGCAAAATAATGTTAGAATCTATTTTATGATGGTATATGTGTTTAAAACAAGATTGTTTAAGACGTACAAGTTGATAATAGAATTGTATAATTCTATCTTGAATATTATTTTCATTAATGGAATAAATCCAGCATTTTTCAGTATGATTATTTTTAGAAAGTTTAGATGTATAATAAGAGTCCATAATAAAAAATGTATTTTATCTTTATACTAAATTTAAATATTGTTTTTTCCGTGTTGTATGTCGTTTAGTTTTCTTCTTCGATGCTGTTTTTTTATGATGTATACTAATAATTTTTTCAGATTTTTCTTGAGGTTTATGAAAAATAATGTAGAGAGAATTAATATCAATAAAGAAGTTAATTGTAGATTTCCAATGAATATCTTCTATACATTCAATCTTTTCATATGGTATTTTATCAATTATTTTATTTTGTAAAATGTCATTATGTTCTAAATTAATATTAAATTGAAGTATGGAATGAAGATGAAAGCGATATTTGTTCATCGTAATATTGTTTTTAATCATAAATAAAAGTTCCTCTTTCGATAGTTTTTGGTTCATAATTTCTCTCTTGTCACATTTTGTATAACATATATTATTTTCATTGTCAATATATATGTAAAACACTTTAATATTCTCAACCTTTTCTTTGTAAAATATTTGATACTTTTCATAGTCTTCCATCCATGATACGTTTAGTGTTTCTTCCATTATATTTTATATTGAATATAATTATAAAAAACAAACTTAAAGACATATACTAAATATATATTGGTATTGAGGGTTGTCTAGTAAATAAAAGAGGGTGGTGGTAAATGTTTTCTAACAGCGTCACATTCAGATATTCAACAATTAGGTGATATAGTATACAGAAAACAGATTAATTTCAATTTCCAAATGTTTGAAGATATTACGATTGTTTATTACAAACAAAGATTTCAAGTTTATGAAGTTCCATGAAGTAATAGTAATGGTACGTAATAGTAATTTATCTTAACAATACATAATACTGACAATGAAATGCTGTCTTCCACAGGGTTCTTTTATAAGTTTTTGATTAAAAAACTTATAAAATTGAAGCATTAAATAGGGAAGATTATATAGCATACACCATGATTTGTATACCTCGAGTTTCGTGTCATATTAAGAAGAGAGATATTTATAAAGTATTAGAACAGATTAATTTAGGAGTGATTAATGATATAGAGTTACGTTATAATGCTACAAACAGAACAAACTTATGTATCATTCATATAAGTAGTTATAATAAGAATATGAAGGCATTAAGAATTAAGAATGAATTAGAGAAAGGAGGTAATTTCACGATTGTATATAAGAGAGATACGATACCAATATTATGGAAATGTTATAAATATACAAGTGATTATATAAAACCAAATATGTAAAAAATAGTATTTGTATATATTAAAGAATGTTGCGTAAAAAATTTTTTAATCAGAGATTTGTATCTCAAGGTCCTATGAACCAAAATGCAGTAACACCATCTACCAACTTTCGTCTGAATAGATTAAAACGTTGTCTTACAAATTCTTCCGTATCATCCGCAAACTTTAAAGAATTTTTAAATCGTAATTCTTCATCCAGGACAGAGAGAATTAAACGATGTGTATTTGAGAAAAGTATACCATCCACTCATAACAAATTAACGTGTAGTTGTGTAAATAGAGTTCAACACGCACCTATGAATATCCAACATCGTAAAGTATTCGCAATTACAAAAGATATAGGATTTAAAACTTCTTCTGAATACTTGAAAGAAAAAAAAAGTGGTTGCAATAATGATATTCCAGATGATTTAAAACGTTCTTGTTAATATCCACAAGAATACGATGAAGTCTTATGTAAAGGAAGATAATAACCAGAATTTATATATTTACGACCAATAGAGATTGTCTTTGGAATATAATTTTTAAAACGCATTTTTACAATCTCACCTCTCTCATTACTATATATTATTTTATTTACATTATACATCCTCATTACTCTTGTACAATCCACACAAGGTGCTGAATCAACAAAACTTCCCAAACTATTTACACGAATTACATATAGTGTCAGTTTGGAAGAAAACAACTGATTATTACATTTATGAATAAAATCGCTCTTTGAATGAATATCCTCGTTTAAAACACGAACTTATCTTTTTACGTTTCTTGGTGCATACACCCTTCGTCTTAATACGAAGAGCATTCCTTAGAGCATCCATCTCGGCATGACAACTACACGAAGTCCCTATAAAATCATCGCGAAATTTAGTTCTATAATGATTATATCCCGTTGATATTACTTTATTACCTCTTAATAAAACACATCCATGCTTCATTGTCATACTAGATTGAAGAGAGACACACACTGATTGTTGAATATATTTCCAATCTTTATTCGTCAACATCATTTCCATGTTAAACTTAAATATTATAAATATAATATAGTATTTAAGTTCAATTTTATAATCAATATATTTAAAATTACATTATTGTACACGAATGAACACATTTATTATTCTGTTTTTTCATTAACATATCCTTCGTATAAGATATAAAACCATTCAAATTATTCAAATACACTTCACCTTTTGAAACCTTTACCATGAGATCAATAATGTTATCTACTAAACCATTATGTATCAAATCTATATAATAAGATAATTGAATAGATTGAATCTCACTAATCACCTCACCATAAAATTCACGATAAATACGTAGTAACGTTTTCTTTAATAAAGAGAGAACTATCTTCTTCTTGTTATTTCCTTTTAATTCTATTACTTTATGTAATGTATTCGCAATTTCAATAATAGTCTCATCTAAGTATTTCTTTGGTGATGAAGAGAGAACTACATTCTCTTCTTTATTTTCATCCAAAATATAGTTTAATAAAAATTGATACTTTGTAATATTAACATGCTCTCCATATTTATCGTGATGATTCACAATCGCACTTAACTCCTCTATAATATTCATCGTTATCGTAATTAAATAAAATAAATCATCATTCGTAAACTCAAAATCATTATTATTATCCTCTATATTCTCTATCTCTATATCATCAGACGTTTTTTTTACTATCCCTTCTCTCTCATCCTTTTTTCTTCTATAATTCTTAAACTCTATAAATAAAATATCTGATATATAATTTAAAAAAATACTCTTCACACGCGACTCATTATTTAATGGTGCAAACTTCTTTACTGAAAATGTATGTGTAGATAATCTAGACTTAAAACGATCTACAAACTCTTCTATATATATTTGATCAGGATTGCTTAAAGAACTAATATCCGTATTACACGTATCATACTTTCCATTCAATAATTCATTGTAAAACATATGTAATTCTACAACTGAATTTATCTTATCCGTATGAGATATAAATGTTTTATCATCATCCTCTAATTCCAATTTTACATTCTTCGTTTCTTCCATATATATAAAGCACAGATATATTTATATTTATATATCTAAATTATATTTACATATATAAAAAAAAAGTCTGTGATGGGACTTGAACCCACAACCTTGAGATTAGAAGTCTCACGCACTGCCAATTGTGCTACACAGACACAATTATATTATATCATTACTCTTTACACCCTTGAAGATTTAAAATAGAACCTAAAAGGTTGGACACAATCAATTCCATGTAAATTTTGGTTAGGCTTACAAAATGTAAGGAATGATTAATTC